TTCACCACATTGGGATTTTAGTGGTTATGATGATGCAGAAGTAGTTATGGGCAAAACCGCAGGAACACGAGTAGAAGCGGATGCAGATCCAGAGAATGTTTGGTATCCTGGCCATCATGATTACGATCCAGACCATCCAAGTGGAATCTATCAAAAAACACTAGGATTGACATATACTGACTTCATTTCACCAATGATTAAAGCGTCACAAGAATTAGACGCCAAGATTGTTGCACTCACGGCAAGAGTCACAACCCTAGAAGGTTGATTTTAGAACAACTATTAAAAACAATAATTATTAACCAAGTGAAAAATCATGAAAATTATATTCTGTCTGCCGGGGGCATCTTACTCCGGCAGGTTTTTGCAAAATTGGACAAATCTTCTCTCTGAACTTCCTAAGTACAAGATTACTTACGGACTTTCTCAACATTATCTCTGCAATATCTACCACGCAAGAACCAAGTGTCTTGGTGTTTCTTTAGATCGTGGAGTGGATCAAAAACCATTTGACGGAAAAGTGGATTATGATTATCTCATGTGGATTGATTCTGATATGGTGTTCAAACCAGAACAATTCTTCAAACTTCTAGAACATGACAAAGATGTTGTGTCTGGTATGTACAAAATGTCAGACAATAAAAATTATGCAACTGTAGAAAACATGGATGAGGATTTCTTTGAGCAATGGTCTTACTATCAATTCTTACAAGATAATGATATTAAGAAGAAAAATGGAAAACTTTTCAAAGCAGATTACACAGGAATGGGTTGGATGCTCGTTAAATATGGTGTGATTGAAAAAATGAAATATCCTTATTTTTATCCAAGAAAAACAATCCACAAAGCAGGCTGGGAAGAGTTTGTGTGGGATGATGTTGAATTCTGTTTGAGAGTCAGAGAAGCAGGGTTTGATGTGTGGGTTGATCCAAATATCATACCTGGCCACGAGAAAATGATGGTTTTGTAGAAGTTAAAACTTTCGTAGAATAAATATAAATAAATATTCACAATTCTCTACGGAAGTTTTTATGGCAGTTTCACTCAAGAAAAAATTACAAAATTACACCATTGATCAAGGTGCGACCTTTGAAAAGACAATAGGTGCGGAAAACAACTCTTCATCCGCTGTAACTATTTCTTCTGGTACAGTTGCGGGCGGAATTATCAAGAATTTCGCATATGCAAACACTCTCCAATCATTTACAACCTCTCTTACTGGTGCAAATTGCACCTTTTCTTTGACTGCAACTCAAACCGCAGCACTCACAGAGGGTAAATACTATTATAGTTTAACCTACACACAAAGTGGAGGTACAGTAAAAGAACGACTTGCTGAAGGCTTGATAACAATTAGTCCTTCCGCTGAAATTAACAACGGATAAAAATATGTCTTCTACACAACCAGCATCTACTACAGAATTAAAAGAATACTGTCTAAGGAAACTTGGAAAGCCAGTGATTGACATCAATCTTGCAGATGAGCAAATGAACGATATGATTGATGAGTCAATTCAGATGTTTCAAGAGTACCATTTTGACGGAACAGAAGTGGATTATTATACAGAGCAAGTTACTGCAAGTACTCTTACTTTTGCAAGTAGTGCAACAGGAACTTTTACAGTTGGTGAAACAATTACAGGGGGAAGTTCAAATGCAACTGCCGAGGTTCAAAAAAGAACGAGTGCAACTGTTTTAAAATTTTTCAAACACAAAGATGGAAACGGACTCAGGGCCGCAAACACTTCTGCAAATACATTTGTTGCTGGAGAAACAGTAACAGGGGGAAGTTCTGGAGCAACAGGAACAGTACACGGAACGCAAGCAACCGCAGTTTCTTTTGGAAATCACGATAACAAGTATCTGACTATTGCAGACACGATCATAGGAGTTAGAGATGTTCTTGCAATCGGAAAAGGTTCTTCAGATGATATGTTCTCAGCAGAATACCAATTCAGATTAAATGAACTTCCATCCGTAACACAGGGTGCAGGAGGATTATCTTATTATGCAGCTGCTCAGCAAAACATTGCATTATTAAATCAATTATTTTCCTCTGGAACTACCAGACAAATACGATTCAATCGTTTAACAGATAAACTCCATTTGGATATGGATTGGGACGAAGCAGTTGATATTGATAATTGGATTATTGCACAATGCTATAAAAAGATTGATGGGTCAACATATACAGAAATGTATAATGATTTGTTTTTGAAGAAATATACAACTGCATTATTCAAAAAGCAATGGGGTCAAAATTTAATAAAATATGATGGAATGCAATTGCCGGGCGGTGCAACTTTGAACGGAAGACAAATTTATGATGATGGACACACAGAACTTGAAAAATTAGAAGAAGAAATGCAATTGAGATATTCATTGCCAGACAACTTTTATGTAGGATAAACGGATGCCAACAAGCTCATATTTCCGTACCTTTGATGCAAAAAATGACCAAGAACTTTTGCACTCATTGGTTACGGAATCTATACAAGTAACTGGTTATGATGTAAATTATATTCCTAGAACACTTGTCAACGAAGATACTATTCTTGGTGAAGATTCTATATCTGAATATAAAGATGCATATTCGGTTGAGATGTACATCAAATCGGTTGACGGATTTGAGGGCGAAGGTGATCTTGTTTCTAAGTTTGGTTTAGAGGTACGTGATCAAATTATCTTTTCCATGTCAAGACGAGCATGGGAGGGATTGGATATTGGAGTCCGGCCGAAAGAGGGAGATCTCATTTATTTCGGACTGACAAGTAAACTCTTTCAGATATTATTTGTTGAACACGAAACACCTTTCTACCAAGCAGGCGCATTACCAACATTTGATTTAACTTGTGAACTCTTTACGTATTCTGATGAAGCAATGGATACAGGAGTTAATGAAATTGATGTTGTTGAACAGAAACAATCCTTTGTTCGCACATTTGAATTAACAAGTGTTTCTGGTACATTTACAGAAGGAGAAACAGTCACAGGAGGAACTTCTGCTGTAACAGGAGAAGTTGCAAGATGGGATTCTTCAACAAGTTATTTGTACCTCATCAACATGACAGGAAATTTTACTTTGAACGAAATATTGACAGGAGCATCAAGTACTGCAACTGGAACATATTCAACCAAACAAACAACTGATGAAACTTCTGAAACACTTCAGACAATTGACAATTCAACATCAGATCAAATTTCTAGTAATAAACAATTTGAGATTGATGCGGATTCAGTATTTGACTTTTCTGAATCCAATCCATTCGGGGATAATCCATAATGTTCGGAACATATTTTTATCACCAAACTAGCCGAAAGATGGTGGTTGGTTTTGGTACATTATTCAATACACTTGAAGTACAAAGAACTGATAGTTCTGGTGATGTGACAGAGGTTATAAAAATACCTCTTTCATATGGGCCCAAAGATAAGATGTTGACAAGGATCAGTGCAGATCCAAATTTGAATCCTAAAGTGGCCCTCACAGTGCCCAGAATGGGATTTGAACTAACTTCTATGACATATGATAGTGCGAGAAAACTTAATACTATGAATAGAAATGTCGCAAAAGGAACTACAGGACTCAAGAAACAATTCAGTCCTGTTCCTTATAATTGGGAGTTTTCTCTTTATATTTTTGTAAAGAATGCAGAAGATGGCACTCAAATTTTAGAGCAGATTCTTCCATTTTTTACACCAGAGTTTACTGTATCAATGACTTTGATTTCCAGTATGAGTGTGAAACATGATATACCATTAGTACTAAATTCGGTAACAAGTGAAGATACTTATGAAGGAGATTTTGCAACAAGAAGGTCTATAATTTGGACACTTTCTTTTACAATGAAAGGATACCTATATCCAAACATAGTAGATAATGCGAAAGTTATTACAGATGTTACAGTAGACACCCACCTAATGTCGGAGGCAGTATCGGCAGAACCAGTATATATCATTTCAGAAGATAGTACTGCATATACTACAAACAATTTAATTTTAAACAGTCATGAAGTAGATGATGCAACAAGAATAAGAATATTATCAGAAGCATCTCAGGGAGCCGCATCTGCTGGTGCAACTGTAAGTAGGGCAAATGTTGTTCCTGTAGATACAGATGCTCTTGATGACGAAGATTTTGGATTTAGTGAAACCTTTTCGTTCTACCCACAAGGAGTCACATATGATCCTGTAAGTGGAACGGATAGTTAATGAAAGTAGAAAAATTGGTTGAACAGAGGATTGAGAAACACCTTGATCTTGGGGAAAATCCCCCCCACTATACTAAAAATGAAGTAAAAGTTCTAAATACAAACGAGGTTTCTCCCCCTATTGTTATTAATGGTGAAGGCGAAAAGGATACAGATTTTCAATATGCTCGTGAAAATATGTATGACATCATTGAAAAAGGTAGGGATGCTATGGAGGAACTTTTGGAGATTGCGAAAGCAGAAGAATCTCCACGGGCCTTTGAAGTTTTCGGACAACTTCTAAAAAATATGTCTGACAGTCAAGAAAAATTAATGGAGCTCCATCAAAAGAAACAAAAATTGGAAAATGATGGAGAACGGCAGGAAGTCACTAGAGCACAAAACGTGACTAACGCAATGTTCATAGGTAGTACCGCTGAGTTGCTAAAATTGGTCAAAAAAGAGACAAAGAAATGAATGACATTTTTAATGCATCTGAATTGATGATGATAGGATTAATAATATTTTCATCATTTTGGATATTTCTATTTAATTATAGAACAGACAATAAAGACAAATACGCAGACAATAAGTGGTTAATTTTATTGGATCTACTTATTAATATGGGAATGTCCGTAACAGGATATTTACTCATTACTATTGTATTTACAAATGTTCCACAACTCGCAGCATATTCAAGTTATCGGTATCCTGTAGGTTATCTTTTTGGGTTGACATCAAACGTGAGCATACCAATTGTTCTCAAATGGTTTCAACAACAAATCACCAAAAAGTTAAACGAAGCAGGAAAGAAGTGAGGTAATTATGGCAGAACAAAAAAAGAAAGAACAT